GGCAAGAACTTCTCCGGTTGTAAGATTTGTTCCAAGAGCAAACTTTGTCTCTACTGGCTTCGGCTGTGCAAGTTTCTTTTCTACGGAAATTTCACAAGTCGCATCGTCTCTGTCTTCGTTCTGCGTGAATTTTAACTTGATAACTACCTCGCGTTTGTTCTTCCACGGTGTATTAGGATCCTGCATATTCTCAAAAACATCCTGCAATGCTTTCTGCGATTTTTCCTGCAATGCACCGCCTGCTAATTCTGCTAAATCAATTGGATTCATAAAAATTCCTTTCTGTGCATGGTTAATAGTTGCTATATATAAAATTGACCGGTCAAAATTATTATTTGTCAGAACGGACAAAGGTTCATATCAACCTCTAATCCTTTTTCTGCAATATAAACATTTGCTCCATATTTAACTGTTTCTTCTGTCTTTTGTTTGAATAGTGCGGGATCTCCGCTTTTATCTGATAAGTGAATTAGAACGACATTTCTCAATGCCGGGTTATCGTTAGTAGAAATAAATTTAAGTGCCGTATCAAGGCTCATGTGCCCTCGTAGGCGGTGTTCATAGTTTGGCTCGTCCCGATTGACAAATTGCATATCGTAATTGGCTTCGCATAAGATATGATTCACTCCATTAAACCGCCACCGGACATATTCTGTGTCTGTGACATACACAAGGCTTCCCATTTCCGGGTGTGTGATATAAAATCCGTAGCAGGGGCACTCTGAACCGTCTCCGTTGTTGTGTAGCCATCTGCCGGACTTATCCCGGTTTTCAAATGCTCGTATGCTAAAGCTTTCTTTCCCAAACTGTAGGATATTTCCATCTATCAATTTGAACGGCTCCCACACTGGAATACCGGCTCTAACATACTGAAAGAAGTACTGATGATGGTCAGAATGGATATGGGTTGTGATTACTGCCTTAATCTTCATTACATTGAAATTCAATGTTTTCTTAACTTCCATGAATGGTAACCCGGCTTCGATTATCAATGCTTCGTTGTCATTCTCCAGAATGTAGCAGTTACCGGACGAGCCGGAACCTAAAACTCTAAGTCTCATATTCTTACCCCATTCTTCGCTTCCAATCTACACCAACAATCAATAAACCTTTTATTATCTACTTCTTTGGTTACAAGAAATTTTCTGTATCTTGAAATCAGTGGCTTCATGGAATCTCTATAAACATCTGTGTTAATATAGTTCCAGATATCCAAATAAATGGTATTAAATTTGCACGATGGCGTATATTCCCATATGTCTGCATTTACAATTTCAACTTTATCGTTTAATGGAAGTTGATCTTTTACCAAGCCGATAACTTCTTTCGACTTCTCTACGACAATAATTCTGTCGACATTGCTTTTATCTTGTATTGCCAACAAAATCATGCCAATTCCTAACCCACCAATAAGCACGTTTCCATGTGCATTTATTACAAACTTTGCATTCGTCCTTTTCTCCATATCTGTGTCAGACATGACGACTTCCCTTTTGTGACAAAGTCTTACGTATTTTCCGGGAGATATTCCATGAACCATTGCGTACAGGTCTCTTTCTTTGATACTAAATTTCTCAATTGAGTACTCTCCAATTATACGTTCGTGTAGAATATCGCTCATTTCAGCGTACATCAAAAAACTCCTTTCTTACATCGACAATGCTTCGTGTCTGCCCTAACAACTTCCGATTGTGCTTTGCTCTCTGCTCATTGTCGCAAATGAACTGTTTGCAGATTTCCGGTCGCACCGGATAAATACGGCATTTCTCGCAACTCTTTCCGGTATCAAGAAACGGACAAGTCATGTCATATGGTTGCTTCGCAGTAGGAAGCAGATGTTTGCACTCCTGGATATGATTCTTACGAATATACCGGTGAATGACCTCTACTTCCTTTCTGCTCATTGGCAAGAGATTTGAGCAACAGTTACCGCACTGGCTGCATTTTCCATCTTTGCAAAAGTTGTAGATATTATCAGCCATACCTTTCTGAACTGACTCTAAAAATGAAATAACTTCCATAGGCTACTCCAATTCTTCCGCTGTTGGAAACTGAAACACTCCATACAAACCAATAGTAAGTTTTTCATCAATTCCCTTTGGTGGCGTGTGTCCCATCCTTACAAGATTATGACACATATAGGCACATCTTAATTCTTCCATGGCTTTCTTCGCCTTTTCTTTGGAACTGTATTCAGCCATTTTTGTTCCCATTGATGTCGAAGAGTTGTGGCAATAAATAGCCGCATGCTCAACATCTTCATATTTTCCGACTGCCATGCTCAAAGAACTGATTTCATAAGGTACATCAATTGTTCCATCTTGACTGATCATCCGCACATTGCCCACCCCCTTCTTTTAAAGTTTCCGCTGTGTCAAACACGTCCTGCAACTCTTCTTTTGTGAAGTTGTCGAGAAGAGATATAACGATATATGCAAACTCTTCTCTAAGCTGTCCAGCAGTACCATGCACCATAAGTTCGCCTTTACTGCATACGATCATATATTCGCCCTCCTATTTCAGAAAATCCGGCAAGTCAGCATCATTTCCGTCAACAACCTCTGCATTCTGCAAAGTTGAATCCGGCTCGGCTGCTGCACTTTTGCTTTCTGGAACGTCTATCGTTTCTGCATCAACGACAAATTCTTCGCTGTTTGCATTTTCAGAAATGTCGCGCTTGATCTGCTCCTGCAAATCTTCCATCGGATATTCCTTAAAATCGTTGTCCTGCATTTCCTCTTTCGTATACAATCCCATTGTCAGTTCTGGACAATTCAAACTAGAAAAGAACGAAGCGGCTCTGTAACGGAGCATTAACTGCGGCATGGTTTTCCACTTGCTACCATTTTTACCAAGCCATCCCTCGGCTTTTGCCATTTCCATGTCCACGGTCATTCCCTCAACTCTACGACCATTTTTCGTAGTCCAAGCAAGGCACGAATAAGGCTTGCCGTCCTTATCTTTAGTTTCCTCGAACTGTAATTCCATATCGAATTTTCCGGAATTGTTTATTGCCGCAATCAGAAACTTTGAACTCCAAGACGGTCTACCCTGAATTACATACAGATTCTGCATAACCATCAGCGGACTTACTTTCAATCTCTGTGCCTGCTCAATTGCGATCAGACAGTTCGCATCGTTCTTCTGGAATGTTGATGGAACAATTGTGGAACTCGATAATGCCTTTGCCATCTGCATCGCCATGATGAAATTGTCGGATGTTCCGAAAATTCCAAGACTGTAATCTGTAACCTTGTTGTTGCTATGTACAACCTCTTTCTTTTCCTCTGTTTTTGCTACTGCTGTGTTCTCTGCCATAATTACTTTTCCTCCATTCCCTTTAAAATAGCTTCCAAAATTTCTTTCATCCGTTCCTTTTCATAATCTTTTGATGTTTCCGAATCACTCTCAAATTGTTTTGGCTCATTCGCATCCTGTAAAACACGGTTGTAAATATCTTCCCCCAAAACTTTTCTTAGGCATCTTAACAACTCTAAAAACTCTACCATGATAACCGGCTTTAAGCCTGTAATCTCAATCTTTCCAAAATCTGATTTAATCATAATTTATTCCTCATTTTCCTCATTTTTCACAACTTCAAACTCATATGCGCTGTTCACAGTTTCAACCACAAGATTTTCCTTTTCGTTGATATATGAACCACATACACGGCTTGTCCTTAATGTATATCTGGAATAATCTGATCCGTCCGCATTTCTGACATATTCAAGAATCATCGGCACTCCGATATGCGGATTCGGTTTCTTTACAATTCTGCCGATTCTCAATGGGTATCTGCCATCCGATCTGGTAATGCGTGTTTTTACATCCCGAATATCAACAATTCGATATTCCTCATATTTCTTCACAACTGCCACCTTATCCGCTCCATAGACTTTCACCCATTCCATGTCTACGGTTTCATCTGTAACTGTCAGCTTTGCACCTCTGGCATTTACAACCGTATCTCCGGCTTTTACAGAATCCTCGGTCTTAAATGTGTAGCTACGACCTGGTATTGTATACTTTGCTTTGATATAATTCATTCTGATACCTCGCTTTCTAATTTTTGATGGTCTGATAGCATTTATCATGGTCGTTCCACTTAATAGGAATTGGTGCACCACAATCAATGCAATCCATATCAAACATTTCCTCATCCATATTGGTCATGTATCTTGAATGCTGTCCGCACTCGCAATTCGCACAAAGTGGTTTCAATGGTTCATCAAAAAGTGAATCATCTCCGCAATTCATGCAATGGATGCCTTTGCTCTCTTTCTTCAAGCAGAAACCTCTAACCGAACCACATTTCTTACATTTCCAATAGATAAAACCTTTGTACGTCAATCCGTGATAAGCCTCTTCGACAGACTCTTTATGCTGTGTCGGTACGACATTCGGCACTACAACATTTGGAATCTTTGGAATCAAATCAAGTTCTAACTTTGGTTTCTCAATCTCAATTTCTTTCGTGGAATCAAAATGAAGATAGTCTACCAGCATGCTTGTAATCTTAGAGAAAAGTTCAACCGCTTTATCCCCGACATCAACAGAAATGTTCATTCCGTCTGTAGAAACTCTAATTTTCATTTACACACCCTCCACTTTCAACTGCTTGTCCTCTGAAACGCTCAAAAGAATTAACTGCGTATCTACCGCCGGAATATACTCGTTGTTCAAACTTTCAGCACCATCAAGGAAGACGGGAACATACATATCGAAGAACCTCTGGAAACTATTGCAAATATCCAACTTTGCCTGAATCTCTCTGCCAGTGTTGGTGGTAACTCCGAATTCCTTGCCGTCTACCATAGGTACGCACACTTCCTTGTATTCGCCGTTCTTCTGATAATCAAACAGTTTCCAACTGACAATACCAAAGTGCTGATTAATTTCCTCAACAAGCAACTCATTCTTGCGTTTGGAGACCTCTTTCAACTGGTGGAGAATCTTCTCTGCATCCGCCTTTGCCTGTTCATACTCACGCTGCTTTTTCTGCATATCCGCGATCTGCTCGTCAATACGAACGTTATTGGCAGCCTGTGCAATGATCTTGTTGACCTCTTCCAGCCGGGATTTCAGATCAGCCTTTTCGATTTTGAGGGATTCTACGATCTCCGCATCATCGGCAGCCTGTAATCTCTCGATCTCTGCCAGTACCT